AAGGCTTGTACCAAAGTAAGCAAGTAACTCAATAATTGCAATAAACTCAGAACTCTCAATATAGTCATTGAAATCCTCCGGATAGTAAGTTTGAATGTAGTTGATTAATGCTTGCTTTAAGGTATCAAAGTCATAGGCGGTGTAATCAATAAACTGAAAGGCTTTGAAGACTTTCTTATAGTCTTCAGCTGCGAAGAGGTTGCTTTGGCGAATTGATTCTGACATTAGGTGCTCTCTCTATCTTTTAAGGAAAATCTAACAAATAGATTATCAGTTATTGATTCAGGTTTAAATAATAGAATCATTACAACATTTAATGCCTGATCTTCTTGAAATGTATCAATGGATACAAGTTCTACTCTAGGTTCGGATTGAATAACATTGATGGCATCTGCGATAATTGCGTTCTTAGTGTATTCATCAAATGGATCAAAAAGCATTTCATAGATTCTTGTTCCAAAATTTGGCAGCATTACCCGAGAACCCATTGGTGTAGCAAAATGATTTTCAATATCTCTTTTAACCAATGCAATGTTATTTAAATTGTAAGGCGGGTTGGGTTGACCTACAGTATTGAAACCAACAAAGTAGGGTTTTCTTGTAACTCGGTGTTGTTGAACTAGCCCAGATTGATTAGATGCCATATAATTCTCTTTCTGTTATTTATCAAGAGAATTAACTGGGATTATATTAAGCAGACGGAAACTTCTTGTCGCAACCATTAGGATCAATATTTTGCACAATCATTGTGACAATCTTAGGACCACGACTTGAAACTTGTCTGAACCATTTTGATTCTTGTAATGATTTTCCTGCGGCATTATAATCTCCTGCCTTCATAGCAGCAATAAATCTAACAAATTTTGAAAGTCCACCTTCTCCTAAATTAAAAACTAAATCTGCACAGGCTCTTTTACGAACATCAGATAATTCATCCCAAACATTCATACCCAATAATCTTTGAGCACCAGATATTCCAAATTGGCAATCTTGATTGAACCATCGAGAAACCTGTTCTGGTAATACTTTTGTAGGAACAGGATATAGTGGTATTTCGTTTTGTCTTAATAAATGCCCGATACCTGCGGTTGGTTTACCGACACTATCAATATATGAGACATATTTAACACCTTCGTGATTTTTTAATTCACATTCAAATGCAGGCATATTAAAGTTTTTCGAAACAACACTATCTTTTATATCGGGCGGTGGTAATATGGTGTTATTTGCACCCGGTGTTTCATTTGTTAATGGACTTTCTTTTACATCGTGGCCGGCCCCGCCCGATCCTTGATATGTCTTCGAACCTTCGGTTTGTTCTGGTTCATATCCATCAATAGATCTAAATTTAAATGATTCGTGTTCCGGGCATGGCTCATAAGTTGGAAAAACGCTTACAGTTGTATTGAATGCTTCAGAATTTCTTACAAATTTAGATTCTGGATCTTTCCATGTTGCAAGAATATTTACTTTCTCTACCTTTTCTTTTATTTCTGCTATAACAACAGCCGGTGGTGTTGGAACACTGACTCCGGGACCGGCAGATCCCGGACCACCATTGCTAGCTCCAGGGCCACCACGCAGACCTGGGAAACTACCGATAATGGTTGCACCAGTAACATCGCCAGCTACACTTAATGAAGCACCGTTGATAGGACCTGCTACACCTAAAGAACTACCGAATTTAACTTCACCTGTGACATCAAGTGTTCCACGAATTTTCACTGCGCCAACATTTGTAATAGTTGGTGAAGTTAAATTATATGCACCATCAGCATTGATATCGATATTACCTTTAACATTTAATTCAAAATTCTTATTAATATTCATAAGTGAATTATTTGCAACAGTTGTATGAATATCATTCAATGATTGAACTACAATATTTCCGCCTTCACCCTTGCCTTCACCGACATATTTGAAATAAGGAATTGTAGATGGTTTAGGAATATTATTTACATCATAAGTAAAGGTGGTTTCTGAAGTAATAGTATCTTTCGCAGCCTTCATATAGATATTTTGGCCAGCTTCAATATTAATATTTCTATCAGCACGAAGATTAATATCCTTCTGGGCACGCATAGAAATACTTGTTGCGCCAAAAATATTGATATTACCTGCTTGATCTAATTGAACCCATGAGGTACCATCTCGATTAATTAGATAGACAAATCCATTTGTTTCATCGAGTCTAATCTGAGCACCGGTCTTTGTTGTTAATTGAATATATTCAGAACTAGGTTCATCATCCATAATGAATGCTGATCCACCTTTTCTTCTAATATCACCGGGTTTAGCATCTGCAACAATAGGTGGTCCAGGAGTCAATATTCCAAAAACAGTACTCGGTGATTCACGACGTGCGCTTGATGTTGTTATACCTCGACCTTGATCGGTAATTAATCCTTGATTACCAAGGCCTTCGAATTTTGTTTTTTCGTAAGGTTTAGTTGCATCTCTAGGTTGAGTTACATTTGTATCATGCTTGTTATATTCGGCAATCGGAATAAGTTTTCCCGGATATTGATAATTAAGGGCACTAGCTGACATACCAGGAACCATTTCATTCATATATTGATTGTATAGACATCCAATCCAGATACCGCGAGATGGATCTCCATTTACAAACATAACAAGAACTTGATTGTTGATATCCGGTGGTATCATCCACATACCATAGGAAGTTTGTGTGCCTTCAAATGTTTGAACGTTCGCTTGACTTTCAGTTTTATCATTTGTTGCTCCTGCGAAAGGAGAACAATAATTGACGGTAATCCAACCATCTGGATCTTCAGGAGCAGATCCTAATTCAGATATCCATACTCTTAATCGTCCATTTCTTTGAATGTCTTGAGCATCTTTTACAAATCCTACAAAGACACCGAATAATGCCGTTGTTCTTCCGATAGGTTGAAATCTATCAGATTTTGTTGTAGTTGTGGTTCTATCGTGAGTATTTAAATATGACATTATACTGGAAACCTTTTTAATATTTCTGATGCATTGAATCCTGTATCGGATGGTATGTTCGAAGTTAATTTAGTTCCGATTGATGTAACTTTCGTAACTGCATTTCCTGCTAAATCTCTTGCGGTATCTACCTTTCCTTTGATATCACTGATCCCTGCTTTAATTCTATCTGTTATCATTGCAGTTTCTGGAATATCTAACAATGAATTACTAGATTCAGCTTCTTCTTTTGGTTTATTTGTTGCTTCAAGTTGTAATAAAAATTCAGGAAAATCTTTAAGATTAATTAAATTATCAAGAATGCATGTTAATTCTTGTGTAAATTTTCCCATTTCAAATCTACTGGTTATAGAGATAACTTTATAAATTCCACTATAAGTTTCGACTTCCGAATATGATTCTGTTATTCCTGTATCATCATCGGCTACTCTCGGAGTTCTAAACCGAATAACAATAAAATTATCAGTTCCGTAAGGATTTACTGTGTCCTTATTATATTGTTCGGTGTGACCTTTCTTAATCAATTCTATTGCCATTGATTGATCTGCTAGATTAGATTTATATGCTAGTTTTTCACCGAGAGGATCATTTCTGGGATATAACCAAAATGGATCACCTTTGATGGTCATTTTAATGTGCATTAGACTAGCATCAAGACTCGAATATAACGCTGTACTAAACATACTTGATGTACGAGCTCTTCCAGCATCACTGTGTGGATCGATTCCAGTAAAATTAGCTTCTTGATTACCTTCACGAAATGGAACAGGTCTTAATTTGCTCTTTCTTGTTGATTCAATTGCTTTTTTTGCCTCATCAGCTTGGGTTGAATAAATGTTAACATCGGTAACAAATTTTACGGTAGGATTTGTTATCGGTGGTGTGGCTAATGATCTTGGAGTAATTGGAATACCGTTTAATTGATCAGCACCTGAAATTCCGCCAGTACTTATTGTTTTTTTGACTTGCTCAAGTCTATTTGCTGGTTTTGAATTCTCTAGCGATAATCTATCATTTAACCGAGATCTAAGAGAATCACTAATATTTAAAGTACTCAAGGATGATTGTGCAGCCGCAAGTTCTTCATTGGGATCAGCTTTATTCTCTGGATTATTAATCCATCGAATAGCCCTTTGTGTATATTCAATTGCAGTTCTTTCATCGTCTAAATTTCCGTGATGAACAACACCGGTATCACTATTTGCTGTATCATAATAAAGGCCACCGAATCTTGATAACATCGCAGCGAATGAAAAATTCATATTTAAATCAAAATTAAGAACCTGATCATTGAGTCCCGTAAATATATAATTGTATTTCTTTCTTAGAATTCCTGTATTATTATAAGTTACCAATCTTTTTCTTGCAGCTTCAAGTGTTTCTGCTGTCTGTCCTGTTTGGGTTGCATTGGCTTCCATCAAACCAATATCATATTTAACAATATAAATTGTAATGGCCACTGCATTATCTTGTCTTAAATGATCAAATGCAGTTGGTTTAGTTTCTGTAATAATTCTCCAAAGTTCTCTCATCGGTTTTGCTGCATTTGCTGTATCCGGAGTAGATGTACTTGTCGAAGAACTTTGAAGACTTTCTTGATAATATTTTGTGCTTCCTAATAAAGAATCAACAATTTTATCAATTCCTGTACCGGTATTATATGTTGCAGTTTTCTTAGAGAAATCAATATAATCTCCAGCTCGAGAAGTAGTCTTATTAGCACTCGGATCTAAGAGATCGATTTCTTCTAATGAAGGATCAACAATAATTTCATATGTATCCGGTATGCTATAATTATCAAGTGTTTGTATGTAAGTATCAAGATTCAATTTGTCTTGAAGTTGTTTCATTGCTTTTCCGAAGTTGTCAAGATTACTTAACACGGTATTATGCTGAATTGCAAAATATGCGTTGGATTGAGCCAATTCATCATAGAAAATAGCATCAACATCATATCTGGTTCCGCCAGTTGAAACAGTTGCTTTCATATTCGTAATCTTTATAGGCCAAATCCATTTAAGCCCAGCTAAGGTTCCTGGATCACCTCCAGTTACCGGTTCTGAACTGTCTGGATCTCTACCACGAAATTCTAATTGAAGATAACATGGCATAACAAACCAATTACCTACACCTAATGCAGTTGCTTCATAGTATATCTTATCAAGAAGGCCCGCGCCACTTGGTTCTAAGATTTCAAATTTCATTAATGTTTGTGTTCCTGTACCGGCTTGCAGCGAAGGGACAGCAATTCCTTGGAATTCAACTTTATCTATTGATACATCTGTTACACCATTTTCTACAATAATAGTTTGAGCTTCGGTCTTTAAAACGTCGCCATTAGCCGCAGCTTCAGTCGAAGTAATGAAAAGTTTAAAATGATATGTATAAACATCATAGTCATCTAGAATATTAGGGTGAATATCTACTTTAATTTCTTCAGCCGATGCAGAAGGAGTATTATCTACCTTAGAATGTGGAAAAAGAGTCTTAGGAATAACATCATTAGATCCTCGTAAAAAATCCGGCTTGCCGGTAAATGCCATTGCTGGATTTAAATTTCCTACAGGTATAGCGGGTATAGGTGGAGGTACAACAGTGAAAGGTAGAGGTGCCCCAAAAAAATCTCTACCAACCTTCGAACCGGGATTAAATTTTGGAATATCAGCCATTATTGTTTAAGTATGTTTACAGGAATAAAAATTTCGAGACCCGAAACAAAATCGTTAATAGGATCAATAAGAAGATTCGGATTACGAATAGCAAATACCCACCAAAGACCTGGTGTTCCATATTCTTGATTACTTAGAAGATCTGGACGTTGATCAAATTTCGGAGGTATAATAATGATTTTATCAAAATCACTTTTTGGAACAGATCTTGGAACCCAGAGATCTAAATACCAATCTTTTATCGGGGTCAATCTATATTGACTTGTATCTTTTGAATTTTGTGCCATTTTAAATGTATCCGTCGCCTATTAATTTTCCTGATCTAAAATCATCAAGATTAAATTGATTTCTAACTTTAATAGGTGTATATTGAGTTTCTAATTCAACAGTAATTGTCATATTCACTGGAACCCATGTTGCTCCTATTAAATTCCCTGGTGTATCATTTTCTTTAAAATATACTTTTTTATTCACGGTATCAACTGGAACATAATCTACATTATTAGGATAGGTATATCCGACATCTTTAACAATTACAGGTACATTGCTAAATTGATATTCGCCAAGATAATTAAATTGTAGTATAGGTGGAGGTGTGCCTGCTTTATTATAAGGAGATACTCCAAAATAAGTTTTCGTAACGGAACGGAAGAAATGGATGACCGCCAATAAATACTGTGCTTCATTAATTGTTTGTGCTGTAAATTCTGCTGTTACACTTATTACCTTAGGATAGGATCTAACATAAGAATTAAGAGTATAATTGGAATGAACAAAAGGCATATTTTCGTATTCTGCAACAGAGCCACTTGTTACAGTTGGTGTATAAGGAAAAAGAACACCTTGAGTAGCATACAATGGATATAGAATATTCTGTGGGTCATTGGGACCCAAAATTGATTCAGCATTGCCCGGATTTTTTGGCTGTAATCTTGCTCTGTGATCTTGAATTATTGATGGCATTAAGAAGCTCCCCTATCTTCTTATTTATCAGTACCATAAAGTTTGTATTTTATGATGATATTCTTGACGAAATGCTTTAGATGTGTTATGCTGTAAACAACCTGCGGGAGAATAAAATGTCACCAGATTTAGACGAAGACGACATCCTAATAGAGGATGATGAGGGTAATGAAGCCCCAGAAGTAATTTCAATATCACCAACTAAAAAAATTAATTACTTAAATAATAAGGATATGCTCAAAGAAATTCATAATAGTAAGAATTCTTTTTGCGAATATATTAACCAGAAATATAGTGACTATGATGTTATTGTAGAAAATATTTCGGAAATTTATCTAACAGAAGTTCAAGAAAAAGCAAAGGCTACCAGGGCAGCTCGTTTAGCAACAACTTCCTATGAAGCTGCTTTGGCAGTGAATCCAGATGTTGCAAAAGCAGATAAACCAAAACTATCTGAATTTAAAGTTAAACCCGATACAATATCAATTGATGATTTAGTATTCAGGGTTCTCGGATTTGATCATATTCCTCTTGCTCCTGGTCGTAAGAAAAATCCAAAAATCGAAGCAGATAATTATATCAAATTAAATTTTTATCCCTTCAAACACTTTATCATCGAAAATGGTGCAGCTAAAGAAGTTGGAAGATCGCATTCATGGCATGGAAAATTTAACATTGAGCGCGGATCCATTACAAACAAACTTGCAAAAATGTTTATCTTAATGGTGAATAAATATGCACAACGTGGTAACTGGAGAGGTTATACTTATATTGACGAAATGAAGGGTCAGGCATTATTACAATTAGCTCAAATGGGATTGCAATTTGATGAATACAAATCAGATAATCCATTCTCCTATTATACAGCAAGTGTATCAAACAGCTTTACTCGTGTGTTCAACCTAGAAAAGAAAAGTCAAGAACTTCGCGATGACTTATTAGTTGAGAGTGGCGCAAGTCCTAGTTTCTCACGTCAATTAGCAGTCGAAGAAGAAATTCGTAGACTGAGAGAAGATGCACAAGACACGAAAGATGAGCACTAAGCTGTTTGAAAAAGTAGTAGTCTTTACTGATATTCATTTCGGTCTTAGACATAATGCAAGAGAGCACAATCAGGATTGCCTAGATTTTCTTGATTGGCTTATCGAGCAAGCACGTTTAAGGGGCGCCGAATCCTGTATCTTTATGGGTGATTGGCACCACCATCGGTCAAATATTAACATTCTGACCCTTGACTATACTATGCAAGCGTTGAGGAAACTCAACGCTTCTTTTAAGAAAACATACGTCATGGTAGGTAATCACGATCTCTTCTATAGAGAAAAGCGTGAGATACATTCTATGGTTGTAGGTAGCGAATTTCCAAATATTGTTTTAGTAAATGAACCAATAGTGTTAGACGATGTTGCTCTAATTCCATGGCTTGTTGAAGACGAATGGAAAGATGTAGCTAATATCAAATCTAAATACCTGTTTGGACACCTCGAGCTACCTGGATTCAAAATGAATGCAATGGTAGAGATGCCGGATAACGGTGAACTTAACTCTACACATTTTGATCATCAAGATTATGTCTTCTCAGGACACTTCCACAAACGCCAAACGAAGGGTAAAGTCAATTACATTGGCAATCCTTTTGGTCACAATTATTCTGACGTTTGGGATTTCGAGCGTGGTGGCTTATTTTTAGAGTGGGATAAAGAACCCGAATTCCTAGATTATGAAGAAGGTCCGCGTTTCATCAGCATCAATCTGACTGCACTATTAGCAAATCCGGACATATATTTAAAACCAAAAACATATCTTCAAGTAACGCTCGATGCTGATATCACATATGAAGAAGCAAGTTTCTTAAGAGAAACTTTCTTAGATCAATACAATGTTCGCGAATTTAAACTCATTAAAGATCATGAAGATGAACTGTCAAAAGATTATGCCGGTGATATCACTGTGAAAACCGTGGATCAGATTGTTATCGAACAGTTGACAAATATCGAAAGCGATTCTTTTGATACAAAACTACTTGTAGAAATTTACAGTGGATTATAAAAATGCTTAACCTACGAGGATTAACAATAAAGAATTTCATGAGTATCGGTAACGTTACTCAGTCGATTAATTTTAGTGGAAATGATCTTGTACTTGTTTTAGGTGAAAACTTAGATCTTGGCGGCAATGACAATCGGAACGGTGTAGGTAAATCTACAATTGTGAATGCATTATCTTACGCATTATTTGGTTCCGCCCTCACGAACATTAAAAAAGACAACCTAATTAATAAAACCAATATGAAGCATATGTTGGTAACATTGACTTTCGAAGTCAATGGTGTTGATTATAGAATAGAACGCGGGCGCAAACCTGGTATCTTTAAATTCATTAAGGACGGTATTGAGAAAGAAACCGGAGAAGATGAATCACAAGGAGAAGGTAGACATACTCAAATCGAAATTGAAAGAATTGTCGGGATTTCTCACGACATGTTCAAGCATATTCTTGCTTTGAATACCTATGTTGAACCTTTTCTTGCTCTTAGAACAAATGATCAACGTGCAATTATCGAGCAACTTTTGGGTATAACCAAGTTATCAGAAAAGGCCGATAAGCTTAAAGAAGAATCAAAGGTGACCAAAGATGAGATTAAAGAGGAAGAGTTCCGGATTACGGCGGCTACGGAAGCCAATAAAAGGATTGAGGCGAACATCAAAGGTCTCGAGACTAAGTCGTCTGCCTGGGAGGTATCTAAGGTTCATCGTATCAAAACGCTTCAAACATCCATCATGGAGATGCTTTCCATTGACATTGATGCTGAGATTAGGTTACATAAATCGAAAAAAGAAGTAGAAGATTTAACATCCGAGTATCGCTCATTAGCTAAGGAACTTACTGGGTTAGAAAAAGATGTTGTAGATATGAATAAGACAGTTGTTCGTCTTGAAAAGGTTTTATCAAATTCTGTTCAGAAAATTTGTCCTACATGTAGTCAGGATATGGATAAAGATACACATGAGCATGTTCATAATGACTATCTATTACAACAACAAGAAGCAGTTCAAAAATTAACAGCTAAGATATCAAAACGAGACGAAGTTAAATCTCTATCTCAGACTGTATCTTCTATTATTCCTATTCTACCCGATACATATTATGATACTGTCGACGAGGCTTATAATCATAAATCCACTTTAGATACACTTGGTAATAGTCTTAGTACCGAACTTGAGTCTGAAAATCCTTTTGTAGATCAGATTGATGCATTACGTAGAGATGGGTTACAAGAAATTGATTTCGCTAAACTTAACAGGCTGGTTAAGTTAAGAGATCATCAAGAATTTTTAACCAAACTCCTAATTAATAAAGATAGTTTTATACGTAAGAAAATTATTGATCAGAATTTAACATTCTTAAATCATCGTCTTGCACATTACCTAATAGACATTGGCCTTCCACACGACGTTAAATTCAAGTCGGACTTAGAAGTCGAAATTACTATGTACGGTAAAGAGTTTGACTTTGATAATCTTTCTCGTGGAGAACGAACAAGACTTATTTTATCTTTATCCTGGAGTTTCCGCGACGTATTCGAGTCGATGAATGATAAGATTAATCTTCTTTTCATTGATGAATTAATTGACTCCGGCCTGGATTCGAGCGGTGTTGAATCTTCATT